TCCGGAGTTCGTATTGGTGTTAGTATTGGTATTGGTATTGGTATTGGTGTTCGTGGTATTAGTAGTGCTTGGTGTGAAGTTACCCGTACCGATGACGCCTGCGCCAGAGATCGTGTTGTTTGTCGTCGTGGTGTTATTTGTCGTCGTGGTGTTATTTGTCGTGGTGGTATCGTTGTCGTTATTGGTCGTCGTCGTAGTGATGTTGTTATTCGTGACGGGGCCAGTAGCGGGGAGATTCGCCGCGATCTGAGTAATTGCCGAGTATCCTGCAGTCCCTAGCCCAAGCATTGTTTGGTTGCTAGAGATCGCCGTGATCGCAGCATTATTCGATTGCGTGACTCCGAGCTTGTACCCAAAGGCAGCGGAGGCCACATTAGTGACTGTGGGGAAGATTAGCGCAGCCCAACGGTATACGGGGTCATGCGGCTCAGTTACTTGGGGAAGTGGCGTGTGGACAGTTCCACCGTTGTACCCTCCCCCGAGGGCCATTGCTACGGCGACACGGGCTACGTCACTTCCGCCCCTTGCGCTCTCGGTCAGTGCTTCGTACTTCCTCGCACTCGCTACCGATCGGGCCAGTTCTACCCTCTCCCAAGCAGCGGTCTGGGCCATCACCGCGTTGTAGTGTTCCGTCGTTGCGCACCCAGGCAGTGTCAAGCTCAATACGACGATCCAGTTGGATCTCATTTTTGTCTCCGATGATTAGAGCACATGCGCTAACGGTCAGTCCGGTTACGATCAGACTGCAACTGATGAATTGCCCGAGCCACGTCTTCATGACGAATCGTCCCTCCCTTGATTCGGTACTCGTCACGCTTCGCCTGGGCCTTTGCCCACGTTCCGGCGTAGTCATCCATAGTAGTAAGTCCATGTTGCTTCATGTACGCCTTATGCTTGGCGCGGGAGGAAATGTCGGCTCCATCGGTGGCTTGCAGCCCATCGTAGTGACGATCACCGATGATCAAATGATGCGGATTCATCGCCCGCTTGGGTACGTATTGATCGGCAGGGATGAGTTCGCCCGTATCAGGGTCTTGTACGTATCTCATTGAGTTCTCTTGGGGGCGGGAGGTTGCATCATCTTCTGTTGATGAGCCGCTCGGTCATGACGGAGCTTTTGCTGTCCGGCTTGCGCCGCGATCATAGCTTGCATTTCGGCTTGTCGTGTTTGGATAGCAGTCTGAACTTCCGCTTTCTGCATATCCATCCGATTCTTGTTAGCGTCTTGCTGCATCTTCTGTTGAGCGCGAATCTGCTCAATTTGAATCTTCTGCTCAGCTACCGACGCCTCTCCTTCAGCCTTCTTCGCGGCTACCGCAAGTTCAAGCTCTCCCAACTGTTGCTTGACTTGAAGCTCCTGCTGAGCGCTCTGAGCTTCTATCTGGGCCTTCTGCTGCATCATCTGCATTTCCGCCTGCATCTTCTGCTGCTCTGGGCTAGGTTGCGGTTGCTGCGGTTGCGAAAGTTTCTGCTGTAGTTGACTAAAGGTACGATCAAGCTCTCCCTCAAACTTCTTACCAACTTTGAAGCCCGCCAGAGAGAACTGAAGCAATTGCATCAGGAACGGCCCAAGCATAGCATCGTTGGAGATCGTACCCATCGTCTCCTTCAGGAAATTCGTAATGGTCATCATGTAGTCCATCCGGTCTTGCTTCTCTGCTTGGAAGTCAATATCGGAAAGACTGTCGCTTTCCACGCGACAACGGAGGAGAAATTCAGGAGACTTAATGAGTTGGATCGCTTGCTCTACCAACTGCGGATCCTCGCTCATAAATTGCGCTTGAGCCAGCGACAGAATCTCGCTGATATCCATATGCTTGCGCATAAGCTGTATTTGAATGTCGAATGCGGTAGAGCAGTATTGAACGACCGACTTCTGACGTTCCTGAATCCGCATCGAGGCGTACTGAGCCTTAATCTTCTGGGCGCCAAGGGTTTCGCTCGCCTTGCTAGCTCCTCGAATGATATCCGACATGCCCGTGATCTCGTAGACCTGCTGCTTAACGTCTTCACGAGACTTGAGGAGTTGCTCGATAGTGAGTACGACCTGATCGAGCGGGATCCAGTCAATAACGCCCTTGATACCGCCCTTCTCAGCAAAGGCTCCCCACTGATCGACGGGAACGAGCACGTTTTCCGCCGCGTTGGAGAGAAGGGCTGGGAGTTGAGTATTGGCCTTGTCGTAAACGCCCGCTACGCGACAAGCGCGAACGAGGAGGGCTATGCGGGTATTAACCTCGTTCAACTCGCGGTACTGATCACGAGCGTAGTCGAAGTCTGGAATGGGGAGATACTGCCCGTTGCTGGTCGTTGCGAACATAGGAGCGGGACAAGGGAAGAAATTGTCTAACTCCAGGAAGTCGTCCTTCTGGTCGAGAATGGACTCGTAGCCCTTGCTAAACCAGGTGATCTTCTCGCTTTCCTTATCCCAAATTTCGTAGATGACGGCTTGCTGAAAAACGTAGTTGCGCGACTCTACGATAGACTCATTCTTCTTGGGTTGGAAGTCGAGGGCGACTGCCTTACCAATCTTCTCGCCAAATCGCTCTACCAGTTGGTCGCGAGTCATGTAGTTCTTGCGAGCGAGCCAGCGTACTTCCTCCCATACGCGACAGGGTGACCAGAGAATGTCCTCCCAGTAGACGTACTCGTCACGCAGTTCCTCGCCCACTACTTCATCGTACTCCAAGGCTTCAGCCTCAGGGTTGACTATACGCTCCTCCTCAGTAACTTCCTGAGTTTTGGTCTCAATATCGGCGTGGTAGGTATGCCAACTGAGCCCCGCTCCAGGAACGAGCATATCCTGCACTACCTGATGCAGAATCGTAGCCATCTTGTAGTCGGCAGTATTGTTGTGAGCGCTCAGCGCCCGCTCCAGAATCTCGCAGGCCACCCGACCGACGTCATCTTGGGGATCTTTGAACTCTCGGTTAACAGTCGGTTGGGGATTCTGATTCAGTAGCGCAGTCTGAAGGATATTGACGTTGGCGGCGAATAGATTGAACCGCCTCTCGTAGTTGATATCCACGCCCGAACCAATATCAAGGCGTTCCGCACGGAACTCCTTGACTATACGCCGCCCCTTACGCTTCCACTTATCGAGTTCCTTCTCAGCCGCGGTAATCTCCGCTTGCCAGCGTAGGTATTCTCCACCTGTCTGGTCTTCCAACTCGGTAAGGCTGTCGATCTTTTGGCTATTCCCGCCAGTAGTTTCGTAGCCCATTATTGCTCCCTGAATAGCCCTGGATTAGTTCTGGAATCCGTAAAGAGGTCATCCAGATTAAAGGAATAGTTGGTAGTACGCGCTACACTCTCGGGAAGAATGAGACTAGACTTGCCGGGAGATACGTTGGTAAAGACCATAGCCAAGTAGCGAATACAATCCGCTATATGCGAGGACCAATCGTGAACGGGGCGATCTCGATAGCAACCGAGCTTATCGTCCCACTCTCGCCGGTAGGACTTCATGGCCTCGATTCCACCCGAAGTGAGCGAACGATTCCAATAGGTATACGGCAAGAGTTTGCGAGTGGAGGCTATTCCGTCACGAAGTTTGTGATCGGGGACAAGGCGTGGACGATAGCCACGTTTAATCGTCTGCTCCATAATAGAGCGACCAGTTTGTAGATTCTTGGCCCTAGCGTCGTGGGGAAGGTATACGTCTCGCACGTCGCGGGAATCCATTTCGTCCAGGTAGTGATCCCAATCTAACTCATTGTTCGAGTAAACTTCGTGAATTAGAATACCCCCAGGAGATTTCTGGAAGAAGGTGAGTACCGTATCGTCTGTGTAGCCAAGGTCAGCCACTATGTCGAGCGGAAGGTTGGGATCAAGAGCGAGTTCCTTGATACGCCCCTCCTGCTCAGCTCTCTCCATTTCGGTACCGTATATGGCTCCCCGGAGGGCCGCATCAAAGCTGCACTCGAATTCTTGAGCGTAGTCGCTCGCATCCATCTGAGCTTTAAGCGCAGATAATTCGTCCGGAGGAACCAACCCCGACTTGCTAGCCTTGAGCATCATATAAAACCAATCAGCGTTGGTCTCGGATGCCTTGGCTACGTCGTAAAAGTGATTCTTACCCATAGGGGTGCCGGAGAATACAGCCCAACCGTTCCTATCTGAAAGCGCGGGGCGAATAACTTGAGTGTAAGAGGAGGGACGTATGGAGGCGTACTCGTCCAAAACGGCTCCGTCAAGATACATACCTCTCAAAGAGTCGGCCTTCTCAGCCCCGAGCAGGTATATCTTGGCCTTGTTCTTGAGAGTTACTCGCAATTCTGACTCGTGAGTCTGCTCGATCAGTGGAGCCGAGTAGTGCTTGAGATACTCCCACGCAATCCGCTTGGCTTGCTGGTAGTTTGGAGCAATGTAGGCCAACTGCGGATTAGGTAGCCTACACTCTACCGCGCCTATGATGAGGTCATTGACTAGGGCAACAGTCTTGCCCGCTCGACGATGGCATACAAGGGTGGCCCAGCGAGCCTTCCTATTGTGGAACGGAATGAAGGCTTCGCGGGGTTGGTAGGTAAGGTTGATTACCCCCAACGACCTCTCCTCTCAGGCTCTGGTAGCTCGGGTGACCCGTAGCCTCGAATTGTCGCAGCTGGAGTGGTTCGAGGGATGGGGACAAGTTCACCCGGACTACGATCGGTGAGGTCTATAGTCTCGCTCCTGAACTTCTCAAAGGCGCGCAAGGCTTGAATCATAGCCTCGCGCTCTTTGTCGCGAAGTACGGGCCGATCTACGCCACTGTCGTCCATGTTAGCTCCTTACCCCTGTCCTCTCGCTCAGAGGCGCTTTTATAGGGTGTAGGTTGACGTAGGTGTCCTCATCTTCGCGCCCCGAAGGGGGCATACGAAGATCTTTGGGCGAGTCAGGGGAAAGAGTGCCTTGGCGTAAAGCCTGAACTAGGAACTCTAGGAAGCTGGGGTCCAGCTTCTCCCCATAAGGGCGCAGCTCGCTCATGGAGTCGCTACTCGTGCTCTGAGAGCCCTCGCCTGAGCGACCCGTTCAGCAGGAGTGATTGTCCGCGTACCGCTAATGGGCGGGCGTATTGTCTGAGATACCCAGGGGTCAACGCTACCGTCGGTGGGCGGACCAGCAGTATTGGGAGGAGGCGTCGCCGGAGCAAGGTTCTCAGGCGAACGATTGTCGGGGTTCATACCGAAGCCACCCTCGAACCGGCTCGTGCTCGGCGGGGCCATACGACCGATTTGACGGTCGTCACCGGCCATGAAGGCAGCTAGGCCACCCCTACCTGTAGGGGGTCGCGGCGGAAGGGGGTCAATGCCACCCGTGCCGGGGCCGGTTGTGTTTTCCTGCCCGGTGGTATCGCCACCCGTGTTTGGTCCACCTGCGCCGAGACCGGGGCCGGTGGGGCCGGTGGGGATGATCTGCCCACCTGGGCCGTAGGTGTACATACCTCGTTTGTCGGGCTGGTCAAGGAACCTAGGGTCAACGGGAGGTAGCTGCGGCTGGTACTCCCTCGGATTTGTGGGGGTAGTGTGCTCCTGTCCCGTGGTGTACCGCTCGCCGCGTGGGTCAACGGTAGGTACCGGTGTAGTGCCGGGAGGTAGTTGCGGCGCTCGACCCCGCATCAACTTGTCGTACAGGGGCGTGTCGGAGGGAGGCAGCGTCGGTCCACCCTCCTGCGGCAACGGGTTAGTTGGCGGTTCAGTTGGCGTCTGCTGCATTATGCTCTGTACACTCTGCTGAGGCGCGAACGGGTTGGGACCCAGGTTCATACGAGGGTCTGGAGCGGGAGTGGGAGTGGGGGCGGTGTTCGGAGG